TCTCGTAGCCGATGAGGTTCTTGTAGGTCTCGATAGAGCCCTTTAGCATCCAGAACATTTCCATGTTCGACGCTCGCTCCAGCGAGTGCTTACGCAAGTCTTCCAGACTTTCGGTCTGGTGGCGGATGAAAATCTGCCATCCGTTCGACTCGAACATTTTTTCGAGGTCAAGAAGTTCGGAAACTTCCGCCTCGGTCAATTGCACCTCACCCATGGAACCCTCCCGAGGTTACGTGGAGCCTTGCTTGGCGATCTTCTTGGCTTCTAACTGGACTTTCTGGACTGAAACTTGGGTCTGGATCGCTTTGAGCGCGATCTCGGCCGCGCGAAGCTGCGTCATGATCCGGGAAACCTCGGTCTGCGCCTGGAAGCTGTTCGCTTCCTTGAGGTCAATCGCATGGCCGATCATCTCGGATTGAATCTTCTCGTGCTCCATCTGCGTCTCTTCCGCGAGGGCGCCGGCCTTGGCCGCGCTCAAGTTCGCGTCCGCCTGCGACTTGCCGGCCTCGGCCTCAAGCTTCATGGTCTCGGCCATTGCTTTGCGGAACCCGAGCTGCTTCATGGCCTCTTGTTCTTGCTGGGCCTGCGGGTCCAGGGGCTGGAGGAGCTTATCGACAGCGGCGACCATTTCCCCTTTCATGGGGCTGGAGCCGTTGGCGAAGATCGACTTGAGAAGCACCATGAACGGAGGGCTCTCATTCGGGACGACCGAGAGCAACTGAATGTTCTGCTGCTGCTCGATCTCGCGGGCCATGACGCCGAGAGCGCCCTTGACGCGGAACTGGTAATCCTGCGGGAAATTCTTGGGATCGAACTGGATGTACCGCCACAGCGCCTTGCGCACCAGCGGTTGCAGGAAGTTCCGTTCGATATTCTTAAGCGCCCGCTTCGAGCGCTTGATGAGCGCCGAGGATGCCATGCCCCGGTCGGTTGGGCCTTGGCCGCTCCCGAACGCGGTGATCGGGTCCATGGCCCCGGTCGCGCCTTGGAGCATCGAATCCAGTTCCGCCGATTGCTGGAACGTGGAAGCGTTCAAGTCGCCGAAACGGAAAGCGGTAATGGACTCGCCGGGATTGCCGGTCGTCGGCCAGAACTTGCCCGGATGCACGCCGAGATTGAAGCCGCGAGGCAATCGTGTAACGTCGCCCGCGAGCATTGGCGCGCTGACGAACGCGAGCGCATCGATGCGTGAGCGAAGCTCGGCGTCCTTTGCCTTCTGGGAATTGAGCGCCTTCTCAGGCACGCCCCGGCCCCAGAAATAACCGGGGATGGTGTCGTTCTGGTACGCGATAAACGACCGGTCCTTCATGAAGAACGGAGTCGGTTTCGCCTCAAGAACGGTCGAGCGGTTGAGGATCGTGACAATGGCCTCGACCAGATTCTCATCGTCCGCTGTCTCGGCCAGCATCTCGATCTCTTCCGGCGAAGAGGTCGGATCAAGACCGATCAGATACTTCGAGGGCACAAGCCCGTGCCACTCGGTAATGAGTCCGGCATTCTTTGACGTGATGGCTGTGAGGCCCGTCATCTGGCCGAAATCGTTTTCGGTCCCCGACCAACCCGAAACCTCGACCTTACGATATTTTCCTGACTTGATGCCCATGCGAATCTTGTGAAGCGGAACCAGTGTCTCGTGCGCGGCTCCGAGCATCTCATCGATGCAATCGGTGGTCGGGTCGGGAATGAACTCGTAGGGCTCCAGCGGAATCAGCTCGACGCACACTTGCTTGCGCGTGCGTGCAATCGGAGTGCTGGTCTGCGGATCAATTTCGATGTACCGGTAGTCATCAACTGTGGTGTTGATCTTTCCGATGCCGGTGCCGTAGATGGCGCCGATCAGGAAGCACTTGGCCGCAGCCGTCTCAACGCCGTAATCGTTGAATTTCTCCCGCAAGCGGTCGCGGGCCGCGATCATCTCATCACGTTGCGCCGGGTCCGCGATCTCGGTCAGGTCCTCGTCAACCTCGAACCATTGTTCTTGGCCGAAGATGGCTTCCTCGATCTCGGAGACCGTGGAATCCACGGCTTGCATCGTGCCGGGACTCACGAGCTGGGAGCGCTCGGACTTGCGGTTCTTGTCCTCGACCGCCCACATCGACCGCCACATGCGGTAGAACAGGTCCCAATCGGTTTTATGCGTGGTGTCGCGAAACGTGCGCCACGGCTTCAGATAGTTCTCGATCCATGAGACCAGCCCACCGGCATAATCGATTTCGTTGTTGGTGGGCGCTGTGTCACTCACAGAATGGAGAATCCTTGGTTAGTAACCGGCTACGCGGTCGAGGGGCTTCCACGTCTCCGTCATCTCGAAGTCGTCGAAGTAGACGGTGGTCGCCATCTGGTCGATGTAGGCCAAGGCGTCGAGAAGGTCATCATGGGAGCGCGGGTCGGGAAAGTCGCAGGCTTGGTCGATCAGCTTCGCGGTCCAGGGACCGTAGTTGAGGGTAAGCAACCCCCGTTCGGCCCGGCCTTGGAGCGCCCACTGGATTCGGTCCCGCTTATCGCGGTTACCGTGAGTCAGCGGAATCACCTCAAGCCATCGCCCGTACTGGCGCATCAAATCTGTCAGGTAGGGAACGACGGCCGCCATTAGCGCGCCCTTCTCGATCCCCACTCTCGCGACTCCAACCGACTTGCACGCTTGCAAAATCTGGAGCGCGGTCTCGCGAACTTCCCAGCGGCCGTGGCGAATCTCTTTCACCCACCAGCCTTTGGTTCCCACTTTCACGATAGCGATGGCGGTCTCGTCCCGCTTCTCGTAGTCCGAGCTGCGACCGGTGCCGGTCTTCGTGAAGCCGGCCAAGTCCACAGCTACGGCCCACATGCCGTCTGTCGGCTCGTCCTCAGTCATCCGAAACCATTCGGATTTGAAGATGTGGCCGCCGTGGGATATGAAGCTTGCTTCGATTTCCTGCCGTATGAGCTGGCTCGACATGGAGCCGGTCATCGACAGCATTTCCTCGGCCGTCATCTTCGGATTCGCGGCGGAGGTGAAGGTGAAGGCCGCCCACTCAGGGTTGCCTTTTTCTTGTTCGTCCCCGGCGAACTTCCACAAGTCGTAGAAGTGATTCTTGCCTTTCGGTGTGCCGATGAACATGGCCCGGCCGCGTACGATGGCTAGGGCGGGCCGGATGATCTCGGGCCACACGTTGGGAAGCATGTCCTTGTACTCATCGAGTACGACATTGCTCCAGGTGTAGCCGCGAATGGAGTCGGGATTATCGGCCCCGAGTAGCCGGAGTCTCCGGCCGTTCGGGAACGTCAAGAGTCCCGTGTTCTCGTAGGGCTGCGCGCCAAGGGAGAGCGCCGAGGCTTTCAGCCGGGGCCACACCACTTTGCGGCCTTGCTCGAACGTGGGGTAGATGTAGGCCGTCTCGATGGTATGATCGATAGGCTCGCCACCCCAGCTCGTGTCCGCAAGCGTCGCGATCATGGAATCCGCGACCGCGAGGTGCGTCTTGCCGGATTGGCGACCGGCCGCTACAACCCGGTTGCGGGCCGGACTCTGATAGATTTCGAGCTGCTTTTCGTGCAGCTCTACTCGCAACTCAGCCATAGTCCCCCTCCCGAGGGGCTCGGCTTAACCGAGACCTTGAACCGTCACAACTCCATCAGCCGTTGAACGAATCGCGGCAATGAACGAGTAGCCGGGATTTCGGATAACAAGTGGCACGAAGGCTGCGAGTGGGAGGCTGGTCGCCACGCCATTCGTTCCTGAGGCAAGGGTGCCGCCACCAAACGAGATATTGGCTCCCGTCTCGGTCGTGGCAATCGAGTTGCCACCGGTGCCCGGCGTCTTGGCAGCGAGAACCGTCGTGGTGCCCGTAGCCGAGGTTGCTTCCACCGTCGGGTGCTTGCTGGTCGCGGCCCCATACTGGGTGCCCGGCGTGCCGGTCAAGTTGATGGCGTCGAATAAGTTCTGATGAGAGGCGGTCTGGTTGGCACCGATCAAGACTTCGTAGGCCGCTGGTGTCAGCGCCGTCTTGAAGGTGTAAACCGTTGTGCCTATCGTCACGGTGTCGTTGTTGTTGAAAACACCGGCCGAGGTCAACGTACCGACTGCGGCCGCTGAGGCCGTGCCAATTGCAGCTGCCACGTTCCCGTCCCCGAACTTGATGAATCCGTTCGTGGTCGAGAGAATGTACAGCGACGGTGCGGACGGAACCGCGTTTCGGCTGGAGGCCGTCACGCAGTTGATCGTGGTGATCGCCCCGACCAGAGGCGTCAGGTATGAGGTATCGAACATGGACGACCCCTTAGCTCAGGGAGGCGACGAAGAACTTCGAGTCGGGACGTGCGACGATGAAGTCAACCGTCATGGCTGCCAAGTCAACAGCACCGCCCGATTCATTCTGAAAGCGAAGGGACACGGTGTTCGCGGCTGAGACCCAGCCCGTCACGGTGATGCCCTGAAGATCGAGACCGAAACCGATCCCGAGAACCATGTCGCCCAAGGCGACGCCCGGAACGGTAAAGGTCTGAGTGGCACCCGCAGCGTCAATCAAGTTCGCGATGTCAACGCCAGTGTTTCGCACGGTCCAAATCTGTGAAAAGATGCCGGCGAACTGACCACGTTCGGCGCGGGGATATGTGACAATCGCCATAGATGCTCCTGAGGATGTTGAATAATCGGCGGTTCCGCCGAATTGAAGTGAACCGCCTACTGTTTCAACCAGATGCCGGACTTGTTCGGAGGTCCCGGCAAACTGGAGTCCGCCCGCTGCGGTTCTGGCAGCTTGGCGAAGTTCTTGGGCCGTGCCTCCAAACTGGAGGCCCCCGGCTGCCACGCGGACTGCGTTGGCGAATTCTGTGGCCGACCCGGCGAATACAATGCCGCCTGTGGCTGATTTCAATTGTTGGCGGACGGCAGCGGCTGCGCCGCCGAATTGTATTCCCCCCGCCGAAACCACAACCCGCGACCGCAGCTCATTCGCTGTGCCCCCAAAGACGATGCCACCGGTGGCCGAGTAGATGAAAGTCTGGGTACCACCGAGGGCCAGTAGCAGAGACACAAAATTTTACTCGAAATAGGCGTCGTACGTGACGAGCCACGTGATCGTACCGGCCGATGAAACGGTGCCTACATTCTTTGCGCAGATGGCCACGAACTCGCCGGGCGCCACGACAATCGGGCAATCGAAGTGTACATTGACGCCCTGCCCTAGTGTGCCCACGGGGGTCGTCGTCACAAAGGTCTCAACGCCGAGCGCAATACGACGCGGCGCCTTGGTGGTGGGGCCTGCGTTGAACGATGCCGTCTCGGCGGTCGCCATGGATACCGCGGTGTGCCCATAGGCAAGGGAGTACAGAAACAATAGGGGGCCGCCCGTGATGGCCGACGCGCACACACCCTGAATCTTGACGCCCTTGATGACGAGATTGCGTGGTGTTTGGTTGACGCCGCCCGCCGGATTCTGAAAGGACTGCATGATGCCGTCCGTATTGGCGGCAAGCGTGGGCTGTGCCGTGAACTGACCGCCGAAGCCAGTACCGAGAGCCGCCGTGGTGTTTGTCATCGCAGCGCCCGCACCGGGGGCGAGCGAATTCGTATATAGCGCCGATGATCCCATCGTGCCGCCGTTCTGACCTTGATAGGCCATGTGGCCGTAGCCGGCTTTTTGCGTTTCCCAATCCTTGAACGGCGTGGCGCCAAGTTGGGTGATAAACACGTCGGTTATTTTGAGCTGAGTCGCCAGCGCGGGGGCCGATCCACCGTTGACTACACGCGCACCCCATGGCTGTGAGGCCATGATAAACGGCTGCCCGCGAGTAGGAGCATCCGTCAGAAGTATGATCTTGCCTACGAGGATGTCGTCGATATAGAATAGGGCCGTGTTGGTCTGGACGACAATCACAAAGTCGTGGTTGACGTTGGCCGACGGAGCCGTAATCGCGGCAGTCTGCGTTTCCGTGCCGTTATAACTCACAACGCCGCGCAATTCAGCCGAAGAATTATAGCGGAAGAACGCGCCGTCCGAAGGCGCAGCCGCCCCCGGAATGGCGGCAAATGTCAGAAGACCGAATTCGATCGTGCAATTGGTCTGCGGGACGGTCGTGAGGTAGGCACTCGTGTTACACCGTAGCTCCGACTTTCCGAACAGCGGGAATGACCGGAACGTACGTATCGCGCAGTTCGTATTGATCGTCGTGATCGACGATGTATTCAGAATCAATTCGCCGCCGGTCTGGGAGCCGGTCATCGTCGTCGCGCCGAACAGATATTTTGAACTGTTCTGCGTCGTCGCGTTGAACGTGTCATCCCACAACAGAACAGGGAGCGCCACGGCGAGCCGGTTGCCCTCGGCAACATACGCGCGATTCTGACGACCGCCTGCGACCACAGTGCCGTCGTCGTTGATGCCGGCAAGTCCTACAAAGCCTGCTTGTGCTATGTTTATAGGCGTGCGCACTTGCAGATTGAAATTGGCGTCTACATTCGCCTTATTCGAGGTGCTGCTGCCGCCTTGGACGGTTGAGTCGAGTGCCATGTTTCCCTTTTAGTCTGCCCACACCCAACGAACTTGGAAGGTGCCTTGAAGTTTTTCGAGCGAGCGACCATAAATCGTGAATCCGGTGCCGGCACTCGGCGTACCGCAAGTCAATGCGATGAACGCGGCGGCATAACGATGGTCGCTGGCCGTTTTATCGGCGGTCGTGTCGTCGCCCATGAAATAGGCTTCCGCTTTGCTTGTGCCGGAAATCGTCACC